TTTCCTTTGTTCTTCCATAATCTCAAGAGTTTTTTTGTTCTGAGCCATTGCAATGGCTGAATTTGTTCCTTTTTGAAAGGCATCCATGCCAGCGGCCGCAGGGTTTTGCATTTGAGCGGATGCACCGGAAAGATTACCGGCTCCGCCTTGTTTATAAGCGAGAATAGGATTAAGACCCGCTTTAGCCATATCGGCCATCGTGGTTTGGTATTGAGTCGCTCGCATTTGTTCCTGAAAATCCATTTGATTCTGAGCGAGCTTTTTGTTTGCCTTGTTGGTCTGTTTTTGGCCGAGATAAGATGCACCGGCACCAACCAAGGCAGAGACAGGGTTAGAGATAGCTTTTCCTACAGAGGAAACAGCATTTTTTATTGAACTGAAGAGGCCCATATTTTACCTCCGATCAAAAGTGATCGATAAGACCCGGAACCGAGTAAACCGGCATCGGGCGCGCGCAGCGTAAGTTAAAGTATGAATCAAAGAGGAAATTAGGTTGATCGGTCACAGCCAGGACACGGTCGATTGGAGGATTTTCCTGAATGAAATCCTCTGAAAGTGTTGGAAGTTCTGCGAAGTCCTGAGCGAGATGCCATGTGTCGAGAGATTGAGGGTCGGAAGATCGGAAACGGTTTGTTACGCGAGACGGTTTGTAACGATAGTCGGCATATCTTTCCTGATAGCCGAAAACCTCGTCATCTGGATAAGTGCCTTGTGCGTAGATTTCCTTGTTAAGAACGGCTTGTTCGCCCAGGTGGGAGAATACAGGCCAATAGAAATCATAGCGGGTTCTGCGGAGAAATTGTTTGTCGATTCCTTGTTGATAGGTGAGATCGGCACGAACAGAAGCGAGGCCGATCAAGATTGTATGTTCCGTGAATGATTTTGTGAAGCCGTGGCCATTGATAACACCTGTGCCCATGGCCGCGAGATTGCCCTGTGGTGACGTTGCGTCCGTTGAAGAGGTCTGAGCTATAGGATTTACGTTTATTCGGCTTGTACCGCCTCCTAGGAACTCTGGACGCTGCAAACGGGCATCAGGGGAGTGTACATTGAAGTGACTAAGAATGATTTCGGTGTACCTGGTACCGCCTCGTGCGTCACGTTCAAATAGTTTTTGGAGCTGGAAGGCTTGGCGAAGTTCGTTGATAGTAGCGGCAGTTGCTTCTGTGAGATCAGCATAAAGAGGGGCAGCAGAAGGGCCGCCACCGAGAAGGACACTAGAACCACCAGAAGCCATAGGTTGAGGATTGCCATTAGCATCCTGAATAGAAAGGACATCATTGTAAATACCATCAGTTCCAACTGGAGCTTGAGTGCCAATAGGAATAGTTACAGAGTCGCCCTTTTGAGGCCATGGTAAGCATGATGTGAAGTAGTCGTGACGTTTACCACGTTTTTGAAGATTATAGTCTGCAGCAGGTAAGTTTGTATCATCTTTCGCGACAGTTGCAGAGTCTTGAAGGTTTTGATCACGGAACCATTCGTTCCAGATCAGATTGTAAGCACGAAAAGGAAGTGCGCTTACAGTGATACCGTCAGTTAAAGTCGGTATTCCGAAATAATCGGCCATTTTTCCTTGCTGAAAACCGCCAGCAGGAGCAGTTAATGTTGGTACGAGATAATCGGTAGAATCACCGGGGTTTTCCTGTTCGCCCATGAATTTTTGGAAGTTATCCCAGACGAGACGCTTGGGAACGGCGAAGAAGAATGTATCGAGAAAGAGATTATCCATGAACGGGTGGAGTGGAGTAGCCAGTCGAGTGAAAGCATTCATTCGGAGATTGAAAGAGTCACCGGGGAGAGCTTCATCGACATAGATCGGTACCAGGTCCCCGACATTGAATGTAGTTTTAAGACCATGAGAACGATCAAAAGATGATCTTTGAATTTCGGCAGATGGGACAGTAGAGAAACGATGTGATTGTGTAGATTTCATTTAATTTGCCTCACTTTCTCAGTAGAAGGATTTTGATTGTCGAAGTAATTGTTGAATAGTTCGAGAGCTTCGAGAAGATCGAGATCGACAAGAGGAGATTTTTTGTATTTTACGAGATTGTCAATGACTTTATATTCTGAAGTGAAGATACCAGTTTCCTGATTGAAGATACCGATTTGAAAGAGTGTATAGTCTTGAGGATGAAGATTGAAATTGTGACCTTTTTGATTTACTACGTCAGTAATAGCGCGAATTGCTTCGGCAAGAGTATTGAGGAAGAAAGGTTGAAGATGGCATTGAGTTTTTTCGTCATATACTGCGAATGCTAGTTTATCCATTTTTTTCATACTCCCTTGTTAAGTTTAATAGTTTAGCTTCGCGGCACTCTAGTTTTACATCGAGACGGGATAATGTGTTGTCCTCTTTTTTGAGAGCCGCAGCAAGTTGGAGGTCTTGTTTGTATTTTTGGTATGCCTCCGGAAAATCGAGTTCGAGTTTTTTTTGATAAAACATTGGAATTGATGCTTTTTGCCCGTTAACGATACAGAAGCCAGTGTTGATTAGATCCTGTTTGTACTTGTCGTACCAGTCCGATCCGATACCTGGTCGAAGAGACATCAGGGCAAATTCGGGGGTTATGGGTTCATACTCACCGGACGCATAGTTAAATGCACGGTAATATGATTCGGCTTTTTCGCCATAGATTTTTTTGGTTGTGTACCTGGCAACGTAACCTGCGCTTTCGAAGGTGACGGCTCCGATTTTATGTTCACCGTGAGGCCAGAGCCTGTTGAAGGTAGGTGAGATGTAAATATTGTTGCCATTTTTAACGGAGTACAGTTGCTTATCAGTGGGATCGACACCGAAAAGTATAAGATGGTAATGAGGGCGATTAGTCTGTTCACCGTATTCTCCACAGGCATAAAAGCGGATTTTTTTGTCATGGTAGTGTTTACGGAGTCGTTTCATAAACAACTGAACATCGTCTTTTTTTAAGCTCCCCAGATGGGGAAGCGATTCGGGGTTATAGGTCAGTGTCAAGAAACAGTTCTCCTGGTGAAGTTGATGCTCATGAATGATACGCATAGCCCATTGAGCAGATTTCTCAAGTCGACAGCCCATGCAGACCCCGCAGGGGATCTCGATAGGTAGATCTGCGAATTGAGCATTTGCGCGTTGGAAAGTCAAAGACCGTTTTCCGCTTTCGTTTACGATTTTTGAATACCACGCTTTTTGGGGGAAGTAACAAGGCATCTATAGTCGAATACCTCCCCTTTGTGGATTATAAAAGTTGGTTTTGTTCTGACGAACGGCCGAGCGTCCAAAGGATCGCCGAGTCGATTTCCTAGACAGTTTTTTGCGTCGCATTTTGTTCTCCTTAAAAGTTGAAGGATTGCTGTGGAGCAGACTCCACGAGAATGATGTGTGAGGCAGGTAAACGGAATTCATCCGCAGGTGATCTATCGAAGTAGCCACACACGACGAGTTCTTCTCCAAGGTAATAAGTCCGAGAGACAATACCTGGTATATCATTTACGTTTTTTATACGGTCGCCTTTATGAAACATAAGGGCTCCTTTTTTGAGTTTAGACACCGTTTGGTGTCACTTAGCACAATAGCATCTAGGAGAGTATTGTGCTAGAGGATCTTGCCGACCTCCCCAAAAGCATTATTTTGGGTAGCTTGCGGGAGGCCGACAAGAGATTTTTTACGCCTCCGGCGTTTCAGTTTCGACAGCAGGCGGCAAGCCGCCAGCGATCTCAACAGAGATTGGTTCAGTAGGTTCTTTAAAGAACCCATATTCACGCATTTTATTTTCGTTTTCAGGGTTAGAGACAAATTCAATAAATTGACCTGGGTCATTATTGAAGTCTTCTCGGATTTCAGCCGGTAGAGTATCGAAGCTTTCACGAGCTTCGTTTAGCTGACATAAAGCAGCATGATAGTCAATCTGAGACAGATTTTCATAGTTGCCGCGTTGGTGGTTGACGTGGGTCAGTATTCCATTTTTTTTGTAATTTTGGAGAATAACGTTTAAATCGCATTCGTCCTTGAATGATTGATGAGTCATGGAATTACTTTTGATTTGTGTTTGAACACGCGGGTTATTGCCATAGGCAGTTTTAAATTTAGTTTTCATGATTGCTCCTTTAGTCGCGCATGATTTTGTATTGTTTTTTCGGCTTGAATCCGATTTTACCAAGTTTAGATATTGGATTGACCAGGTCGGCTACATTGCCGATAGCGCCAGTCATTTGTTGTAATGCTGGCATCCCTTGTTGAATCATATAGAGATTAGGATGTTCAGAAAGAAACTTGTTGTAATGAAGTATTGCAGGTTGAAGAGTATATTCTCTTTTTTTATGTAGATCGAGAATGTTTGCAGTATCTGTTGCAGTTCGTACCTCCTGAAATAGTTTTTTCCTTTGTTCTTCCATAATCTCAAGAGTTTTTTTGTTCTGAGCCATTGCAATGGCTGAATTTGTTCCTTTTTGAAAGGCATCCATGCCAGCGGCCGC